AGCGCCTTCTTTTGGCAACATTTATAAGTTATCAACAGTTCAAATGAAAAATGACAAAGGAACTTGGTATGGTTGGGACGTAAAAATTGTTGGAAAAAACGAGGATTACGACTCCTATCAAATGGCCAAGTCATTTTCAGATTCTGTAGGTAAAGGTGAGCAAGAGGTTAAATATTCAGAAGAACCAGTTAAGAAAACCTCTTCTAACTACTAACAAGATCCTAGGTAGTGGGCGTGGATGCGAGAGTGGAAGCGCCCACTTTAATTATAATGTTGGAAAGATTTAAACATATATTTGAAGGATTAAAACGTGCTCATGGTGTCACAAAAGTTGGAGAATCAAACGGTAACGGTACAAAGGTAAAAGGTAAATCCTTTGTAAAAAGAGAACCGGTCACGGATGAGTTGTGGCAAAAACATTTAGATGGCACGGATAGTCTAGGTGTCATACCTATAAACGATGATAACCAATGTAGGTGGGGATGTATAGATATAGATTCTTACGCAGGTTTTGATCATAAAAAATTAATAAATGAAATAAAACAATTAAATTTACCACTAGTGGTTTGTAGATCTAAATCAGGTGGTGCTCACGTATTTTTGTTTACCTCAGAATATGCTGATGCTAGTTTAATGCAGGATAAATTAAATGAGATTAAATCTGTATTAGGTTATGGTGGATCAGAAGTTTTTCCTAAACAAAGACAATTAAAATCGCAAGATGATACAGGAAATTTCTTAAACTTACCATACTTTAATTGTGCTAGAACAACAAGATATGGTTTTAAGGAAAACGGCGATGCTGCTACAATAGATGATTTTTTTGAATTGTATGATTTAAATTGTTTAGACGTAAATAAATTAAAAGAATTAAAAATAAAAAGACCTGAAACACCGTATTCAGATGGACCACCTTGTATAGAATTGATGGCACAAAATAAAGTTAAAGAGGGTGGTAGAGATAATGGATTATTTCATTACGCAGTTTATGCAAAAAATAAATGGCCTACAACTTGGAAGGGTAAGATACAAGTATTTAATGAAACTTTTATGGAGCCACCATTAGACGACGCTTCAGTAGAAAGAATAAAGAATCAACACGATAAAAAAGGATGGGGTTACAAATGCAATGATCAACCAATGTGTAACTTATGCGATAAAAAATTATGCAGGACTAGAAAATTTGGTATCGGAGAGGAAATAGTTTTTCCTAATTTAACTGATATGCAAGTGGTTAATTTAGAAGAACCATATTATTACATGAACGTAGATGGTGATAGATTATATTTAGACTCAGCAAAACATTTAACAAATCAAAGTTTGTTTCAAGAGGAGTGTGTTAAACAATTAAGATTTAATCCACCAACATTAAAAACTAACGAATGGAAACAGAAAACTAATTTATTATTAGAGAACGCGGAGATAACAGAACCTGCGGAGGGAACAAGCACAAAAGATTTATTGGAAAATTATTTAGAAGACTATTGTTTAAACAGAATACAAAAAGATAAATTAGAGGAAATTAAAACAGGGGGTACATACACTGAAGACGGATATCACTACTTTGTGTTTGATAATTTTTACAGTAAATTTTTGATGAGAAAAAATTGGAAAATACAATATCAAAGAACATCACAAATGCTGCGTGATGATTTAAAATGTGTGCAAAAAAGAGTTACAAAAACAAAAATATCTGTGTTTGTAGTTCCTCAATTTGACAAAAAAGACGATAACTACAAAGAAAAATCACATAAAAAGAAACATAATTATTAATGACTAACATAATTTTTGGACCGCCAGGAACCGGTAAAACATGGACTTTGTTAGAGGAGGTTGAAAATTTTATTAGGCAAGGTGTTGATCCAAGTAAAATAGGTTTTTTTACTTTTTCTAGAAACGCAACCCAAGAAGTTCACGATAGAATGTATTCAAAATTTCAATTAACAAAAAAAGAACTACCGCATTTTAGAACACTACATTCTTTGGGTTTTACTCAATTAGGATATTCAAGAGAGAAAGTTATGAAGGATGCACACTATAAAGAGATAGGTAAAACGTGTGGTATAGAATTAACTTATGCTATTTGGGATGAGGACAACGGTGGTGTATTTAGTTCGGACAGTCCTTTTTTAAGTTTAATAGAGTTAGCTAAAGCTAGAAATATAACCACTGAGCAACAGTTTAATCTTGATGAACACAATCAAGATTTGGATATAACAACTTTAAAAAGATTAGAGAAAGAAATTTTAAATTATAAAAGAGACAGGGGCACTGTTGACTGGAACGATATGATAAATGAATTTGTAAAATCAAAACTTTGTCCTAAATTAAAAGTAGCTTTTATTGATGAAGCACAAGACTTGTCAATAATGCAATGGAAAGTTGTTGAAAAAATAAGAGATAATTGTGAAATACTTTACATAGCTGGTGACGATGACCAATGCATATACAAATGGCGAGGAGCTGATGTTACAAGTTTTTTAAATTTTCCTGGTGACAGGCGAACACTGCAACAATCTTACAGAGTGCCTAAAAAAATATTTGATGTTGCAAATAAAATTATAAGTAGAATACCAAACAATAAACGAGTTAAAAAAAATTGGACGCCTACAGAAGACGAGGGCTCTGTTGATTATCACTACGATTTAGAAGAAATAGATATCTCAAAAGGAAAATGGTTAATTTTAGCAAGAGATAGATGGAAGTTAGATGAGTATGAAGCATATTTTAAAGACAACAATATTTATTTTGAAAGAAAAGGTTTTGAAGACAGGTACAAAGAAAAATATAAATCTATAGATTTGTGGGAAAACAAACTTAAAAAGGGAGAACCCTTAACTTTTGAAGAGTGTCATACAATAAAAAAGAAAATGACTAACGAAAGTTGGGAAAATAAAATGTTTAAAGCTATGGTTAAAGATGGTTTCTATGACATCAACACTTTAAAAAATAAATATGGTTTAAAAACAGAAGCACCTTGGCAAAGTGCCTTTACAAGAATGGGTGAATCAGATACTAAAAAAATAACTGAATTGTTAAACAGAGGTGAAGATTTAAAAAATGGTGCAAGAATAAAACTATCAACTGTTCATGGTGTAAAAGGTAATGAAAGAGATAACGTAGTCTTATCATTATCTTTAACAAAAACAACTTTTGAGTCATATGAAAAAAATCCTGATGACGAACACAGAACGATGTATACAGGAGTGACGAGGAGCAAGAAGTCATTACACATTATATATCCAAATAAGAGAGGTTATGATTTATGAGTAAAGTTTGGGACAAACAACACGGAGGGAGTCACTATCAAAAGTATGTCATACAGCCAAGCAAGTTTGTAGTGGAGAATAAGTTGCTATATCCTGAAGGTTGTGCTATTAAATATATTATACGTCATCAAGATAAAAATGGGAAAGAGGATATTTTGAAAGCAATACATTTTTTAGAAATGATTCTTGAAAGAGATTACAAAGACAAACCAAAACCAAAACAAAATTTACCAAAAGATAAAAAGAATACGTGGGGTATCAAGTGATTAAAAAACCTGTGTTTAAACCACAAACAGAATGGATGCCACCACAAGATTTTCCAAACCTTTCAAAGTACGATGAAATATCAATAGACTTAGAAACAAAAGATACAGGTTTAAAAACAATGGGCTCAGGCTCTGTTACTGGTAATGGACATATTGTTGGTGTGGCAGTGGCTGTAAAAGATTGGTCAGGATATTTTCCTATCCGTCATGAAGGTGGTGGTAATATGGACATTAGAATGGTTCTAAACTGGTTTCAAGATGTGTTAAACACAGAAGCTAGAAAGATATTTCACAATGCCATGTACGACGTATGTTTTATTAGGGCTGCGGGACTTAAAATTAATGGTGAGATAGTAGATACCATGATTGCTGGCTCTCTCGTGGACGAGAATCGCTACAGATATGATTTAGGTAGTATGGGTCGTGATTATGTTGGAAGAGGCAAAAATGAAGCTGTGTTGAACGAAACAGCAGCTATCTGGGGTGTAGATCCAAAGTCTGAGATGTATAAGCTACCTGCCATGTATGTAGGTGAGTATGCTGAAAGAGATGCAGAACTTACACTAGACCTATGGCAGGAGATGAAAAAAGAAATCTATGCGCAAGATATAGAGCAGATATTTAATCTTGAGACTGAACTTTTTCCTTGCCTAGTCGATATGCGTTTTTTAGGTGTTCGAGTAGATATTCAAGCAGCGCACAAATTAAAAGACAAACTGTCATTAGAAGAAAAAGAATGCCTATTACAAGTAAAAAAAGAAACTGGAGTAGATACCCAAATATGGGCTGCTCGCTCAATTGCGAAAGTTTTTGAAAAACTTCACCTACCATTTGACCGAACCGAAAAAACAAATTCTCCATCTTTTACCAAAAATTTTTTACAGAATCATCCGCATCCAATTATTAAAAAAATAGCACGTGCTAGAGAAATAAACAAAGCACATACAACTTTTATTGATACCATAATTAAACATGAACATAAAGGACGAATACATGCTGAAATAAACCAGCTTAGATCAGATCAAGGTGGCACGGTAACTGGTAGATTTAGCTATGCAAATCCTAATCTACAACAGATTCCAGCACGTAACAAAGAACTTGGACCAATGATTAGATCGTTATTCATACCTGAAGATAATTGTAAATGGGGTGTGTTTGATTACTCACAACAAGAACCAAGACTAGTTGTGCATTACGCAACGTTAGATCAATTTCCAAGCGTGTATGATGTGGTGGACTCTTATAACAATGAAGATGTAGACTTTCATCAAATAGTTGCTGATATGGCACAGATACCAAGATTACAAGCTAAAACCATAAATCTTGGATTATTTTACGGTATGGGTAAAAATAAATTACAGGCTGAACTAGGTGTTGATAAAGACGATGCTAGTGATTTGTTTAGTAAGTATCATGAAAAAGTGCCGTTTGTAAAACAGTTAATGGAAAGCACTATGGATAGAGCACAGGACTCAGGTAAAGTTAGAACTTTACTTGGTCGATTGTGTAGGTTTCATTTCCCC